CGGTATATGATGCTGCCAATGAAGCATTAATAACCGTAATCGATAGGATATAACATATGATAACTAAAGAAGATCTGCAACGATTTAATGGTAAAATCACTAAACAAGATATTAAAAAAGCTTCAAAGAAGACTAAGGCTAAGCCTAAAAAGCATAAAAAATAACTTGATTACAGCTGCGCTATTAAGTATATTATAAGGGCGCTCTAAGATCGCCCTTTATATTTTCAAGATTAAGAATTTGAGGAGGAACGATGGATATCGCCCGTCGAATATTATCTGATATTACTATTTACAGCAAATATGCAAAATATATTCCAGCTAAAAAAAGAAGAGAAACCTGGGAAGAAATTGTTAGTCGTACTTTAAATATGCATCTAGACAATTTTAAACACTTAGGAGATGAGTTTTTAACTGAGATAGAAAACGCCCACTCATATATCTTAGATAAGAAAGTATTACCTAGCATGAGATTTTTACAATTTGCAGGGCTTGCTCTTGAGATTAATCCCGCTCGAGGATATAACTGTTCTTATGGACCAGTAGATCATATAGATATTTTTAGTGAAGCAATGTTTTTATTACTAAGTGGCTGCGGATTCTCGTTTAGTGTACAACAACATCATGTTGAACAACTACCAGAACTAATAGGACCATCTAAAAGAAAAAGAAAATATTTAATTAATGATAGTATAATTGGATGGGCAGATGCAGTTAAACAATTAATATATGCATATTTTGAAGGAAAAAGTCTTCCAATATTTGATTATAGAGATATTAGACAGAAAGGAGCATTATTAATTACAGCTGGTGGAAAAGCACCAGGCCCACAACCATTAAAAGATTGTATTCATAATATTAAAAAAGTATTAGATGCGGCTCTAGAAGAAAGAGGCACAGGAACGCCTTTAACATCATTAGAGTCACATGATATAATGTGTTACATCGCAGATTCAGTTATGTCAGGAGGAATTAGAAGGGCAGCCTGTCTTTCTGGATTTTCTTATAATGATGAAGAAATGCTAGCTAGTAAATCTAATGATTGGTTCGATACCCGACCAGAAAGACAAAGATCAAATAATAGTGTAGTATTACTACGTAGAAAACTAACAAAAGATTCTTTTGATCGCATATTTAATTTGATAGAAATGTCTAGATATGGTGAACCTGGAATTATTTTAAGTAATGATAAAGATTATTTATTTAATCCATGCGGGGAAGCCTCTTTACGTCCACATTCATTTTGCAATTTAACTACAATAGTAGCATCTGATATTACTACTCAAGAAGAATTTAATAATAGAGCAAGGGCCGCTGCTCTTTTAGGTACACTTCAAGCTAGTTATACCGATTTTCATTATTTAAGAGAGATATGGAAAAAAAATACTGAAAAAGATGCCTTACTTGGTGTATCTATGACAGGAATAGCGAGTAAAAGTTTTTTAAAATTAAATTTTACTGAAGCAGCAGAGATAGTAAAAAAAGAAAATAAAAAAATTGCTAAATTAATTGGAATTAATAAAGCGGCAAGAACTACACTGGCAAAACCTGAAGGTTCAACAAGTTGCGTTGTTGGTAGTTCTAGTGGAGTAGGCGCCTGGCATAGTCTTTATTATATTAGACGTTTAAGAGTTAGTAAAAACGAACCATTGTACAGTTATTTAAAAAAAGTTATACCCGCTTTATTAGAAGATGATGTAAGTAAACCACATCTTCAATCTATTTTATCGTTACCTATGAAAGCACCAGATGATGCTATTACTAGGACAGAGAGTGCCAAGGATACTATTAATAGATGTGTTAAATTAACTAAAGAATGGATTCTTCCTGGACATATTTCAGGGGCCAATACTCATAATGTAAGTGCTACTATTAATGTAAAAGATGAAGAATGGCCAGAAGTTAAACAATTAGTATGGGATAATATTAAAGTAATTAATGGAATGACATTTTATAGATACGATGGTGGAGATTATCCTCAACGTCCTTTTGAAGAATGTACAGAAGAAACATATAATACTTTATTAAATTTAGCTAAAAATATAGATATAACAAAGATAAAAGAAGATCAAGATGATACAACTTTATTCGCGGAGGCCGCATGTTCTGGAGGAAGTTGTACCATAACTAATTTATAGTTTTATAGAATAATAAAAAGGAGAAAAGATATGTCAGACGTAAAATTGTTAATAGAAAAACTAAATGCTGAAGTAAAACTACCAGAAAGAGCGCATCCTACAGATAGCGGCTTTGATCTCTATGCTGATAATATTACTCGTATATATGTTCACGGCGGAGGTAATGGTGAAGCGGTGCTATCTGGAGATGCACTTAAGAGAAGAATAGTTGGTAATGAACTCACTCTTAGCTATCTTGAACGCGCTCTTATTAGTACTGGAATTAAAGCTACTGTTGGTCCAGGGTATGAGATTCAAATTAGACCAAGAAGCGGTTTAGCTATTAAAGAAGGTCTTACTGTTTTAAATACACCAGGAACAATTGATGAGGGTTATAGAGACGAAATTGGAGTTATAATTGTTAATCTATCTAGAGCAAATAAAATTATACGTAGAGGAGATAAGATAGCGCAACTCGTTGTAACTCCAGTAGTATTACCAGAAATAGAAGTGGTAAATACTCTACCTGCCTCCACTTCAAATAGAAAGGGAGGCTTTGGTTCAACTGGGGCATAAATATGAGTGATGACATAAATGTTTTAAAATTCTTACAATTCTCAGAAGATGCTAGACTTAATGAGGCGGCTCTTAAAGTAAAGTATGGAATTGATGTTAAATTTATTAACAACGATATAACAGACACACAAGGTTTTATTCTTGTGCGCCCAGAGTGGATTACTAAAGCAATAGTTATTAGTTTTAGAGGTTCTCAGCAATTAAAAGACTGGCTTAATGATTTTAATGCTTGGCATAAAGTTATTCCTTATGGTAATACAGATAGTAAAATTAAAGTGCATCAAGGTTTTCTTAAATGTTATAAATCTGTAAGAGGAGAAATTTTACAATTTGTTCAAAAAAATAAACATAACTATCCTAACGTTTGTGTTACAGGACATTCTCTAGGGGGAGCGTTAGCTCTATTATGCGCAGTAGATATACAGTATAACAATCCAGATTTAAAATTGGTGGTATATACAAGCGGTGCGCCATCTGTTGGAAACTATGCGTTTGCCAGATCATACAATCAGCGCGTGGCCGATACTACTAGAACATATGCTAGGGGAGACATTGTTACTAAGTGTCCTCCTTGGTGGTTTGGACCTAGAATAAGAAATACTCACGTTGAAACAGCTAATCCAATAGGTCCTAATGACTTTTGGGTTGGATTAAAGTATTTCTTTAAAGTAGGAAGAAAGTTTGCAGAACATATAACTAATCACTCCATTGATTTATATAAAAAATGGTGTTGACTATAAGCTGCCGAATGTATATATTATAGCTATCAAAGGAGATCGATATGATATTAGCAAAAATGGTAGCTAGGGCTGTTGTGAGCGAATTAGCACACGTGACAGTAAATATTGCTTTAAGCAAATTGTTTGGGAGTAAATATGCCAGAAATAGTAATAAAGACAAACGGTACCGTCGAAGGGACAACGCTCACAGTAGACGGCAAGGAAGTTTCCAAGAAAGAAAAGATCATATCAATTGATCTCTTCGCTTGCGCTCCATATAAGAGCCAATATTCAGGGGAAACGGTTCAAGGTCAGGTACAGGTTGGATATGATAAATCAAATGAGGACGGAACAATCGAAAGAAAGTCTCTTATCTCTGGAAAAGATAGCTCGCCTGTCGGGGTTGGTCAAAAAGTCAAAACCGCCGACCAAGTCATTCGGTACATTGATGCTGAAGTTGATTCAAAAATTACTGTTCTCGTCGATAGTATCGTCAGTCATGCAAAAGAGACCAATATTAAAATTACATCTAAAGAAAACCTTCTGAATAGATCAGAACAAAGTTTGTTAGATAAGTGCGAAGACCTAGGCATTAAAATTAAAGATGCAGAGGAAACTCCACCAACTGAATAATATAGCGGAGATACTAATGCCAAATATGCTTACTAGATTATTTGATCCTAAAACTCCAGGCCGTCCAACAAGAGAAGCCAGAATTTTAGCAGACGAGTGTAATAAAAAAAGAAAAAAGAAAAAGATTTTAAGTGAAATAAGTGATAGTCTTACTATTTTTGCTCAAGGTGATGCCAGAAAGAAAAAGAAACGCAAAAATTGGGACTATTAATTTTGATGCCGCAAAGGAATAGTTTGTCTAGTCGCGGCGAATCCCCACGTCGTAGAAAAATGATCTCAAGATTATTTTTCGACTCATACTAAGTATGAGGACACTAGAGAGTTCCTCTCTGGTGTGACTGACATAAAACTTCCTCCTTTCTCCTTTCTCCTCCGCTCGACCAGTCTTAGGATTGGTCGAGCTTTTTATTTGTGGACGAACTATACTAATAACTGAAGATGGATAAAACTAGATGTGCTATTTGTGGATGGTACAATGTAGATAAGTTATGTAAAAACCACAAGAAAAGATATACGTGGGATAGTTCAATACAAGCTTATCGACTAAAGAAAAGATCTCGAGGGTCGCGTTATACCAGCGAGGAGTACCATAAATCAGAAATAAAATTAACGAAGATGATCGAGTGTGTCTATGGTATAAATGACGTGTTTACCAGCGTTCATCCTATTTGGGCACTAACTGATAAGGATGTATTATACGAATTCGATATATACATTAAATCGAAAAGTATATTAATAGAGTATAACGGAATACAGCACTATAAATATACCGACTTCTTCCAACGAACTAAGAAATCATTTATGGAACAGAAAAAAAGGGATAAAAAGAAATATGCGCTTGCTAAGAAAAACGGATTTTCTGTTGTAATCTTTAAATACGACGAGCCAATGTTTAAAGATTATGTAGTAAACAAAATTGAGGGTTATATAAAATGACAATACGTACCAAAGCTAATTTTGAAAATATGTATCTTACTTCTAGTGGAACGTGGCCAGATAATATAATTGGTGATATTACTCCTGGGGATCTTCGTGATGGAATACAAGATTTCTTAGATAGCCAGATATCAAATTGGCCACTTGATGTATATCCTACTGTTACTACAATTAGAATAACTAATGGGAATTCCCCTTATACTTCTCCTGCTTCTGGTGAAGTTTTCTTTTGTAACACAAACGCTGGAGCGATATACGTTAACATGGCTTCTGGTGTAGAAGGTAATTATCAAAAATATATTAACTGCGGAATATCTGGCTCACTTTTAACTATAAGTGGATATGGCTCACAAACTGTATATGGGGCGGCATCTCAGATATTAAATAACGGAGACGTTATAGAATTACATTATAATACAGTGGAGGGATGGTGGTAATATGTCATATTTTGGAGCAATAACACAGGATGTCCAAGTAGACGATAATAATAGCTCTGTAGTCAATTTAGCGGCAGGAGCAACCTTTTCTGGAGTGGCTTCTTCTACATTAGGCGTTGTAGGTCTACAATGGAGTTTATACACAACTCAAAACTGCACAGTTTATATTGATCAATCTCCAGATGGAACCAATTGGGACATTTCAGATAGTTTTGATTATATTTATTCTGAAGGCGGTGATGGTGGAACTGTACAAGCTCTTAATAGCTATTGGCGAATAAGAGTAACAAATAATGGTCTTATTTCTACTACAGCATTTAGACTACAAGGTATACTATGCCCTATAGCCGATCCTTTACCAAGAACATTAAGTCGTAATGGTAACTTACAAACTGAAACATCTCTGCGGGGTGCACAAAATCCTAGTAGACATGTTTGGGTAAATCCTACAAATGAACTAGCTATA